AATGTCGGCCTCGAAAAGGCCATCTCGATTGTGGGAAGTCAGAAAGCTCTGGCCGCAATCCTCGGCGTTACCCCGCAGTCGGTTAGCCAGTGGGTCAACGGCTCGCGGCCTCTCCCTTCGGAGCACTGCCCGGTCATCGAAGAGGCTACCGGCAAGCGGGTGATCTGTGAAGAGCTAGTGCCGAATTTCCGCTGGGACGTGTTGCGCAAGCCGCGCCGGATCCGCAAAGCGAAAGCGGTAACTGCCGAAGCTGCGCTGTAGAGAGAGTTGAGTTGTTCCATGCGGTGAATATTAGTTAACCCGCACTAGTACCGAAACGCTGAAATTATCAGGAATCCAACGTAATGACTTGCCCCACCACCATTACCTACTGGCGTGACGCTCTCTACAACTCGGTTCGCGCTGCTGACGGCGGTGTCGAGGCTGCTGCTCAATTCCTGACGCTCCGTCGCGACACTTCTATTCATCCTGAGTCGCTGCGCCGCAAGTTGCGCGGTGGGGATCAGTTGGATGTCGACGTCGCTGTTCTCCTGGCTGAATTTGTTCGGAACGATGCGGGTGCCCAGCACAGGTCCAACGACTGGCTTCTGTCGTTGAACGCTCAAGAGGGCGTGTTCGTTGACGACGTGCCGGCTGCTCCTGTTGGTGGATGGGAAAACGAAGCAAAGGCGCTGCAGGACAAGTTCCTCGCGCTGGCTACCGAAATGGGCAAGATCGCCGCGGTGACTGCCCAGACCACCGCTGACAGTCAGATTGACCAGGCTGAGGCCGATCAACTGGTCCCGCTGCTGCGCGCAACGCGCGTTCTGCTGCATCGCATGGAGCGCAACGTCCTGCGCGCGGCGAGCAAGTAATGGCAAACCAGGTCTTCATCCTCTCTAGCCCCTTGGTCCGCCGTAACGCGGCCTATGCCTGCGCACACGCGCCGGATGGCTACAAGGTGGAGATCAAGGCGAAGACTCGCTCGAAGTTGCAGAACGCCTTTTCCCACGCCTGGTACGAGGAAATCTCGCTGGCTCTGCCGGAAGACGACGCGCTTGGCTGGAAGTGCTACTGCAAGCTGCATCACGGCGTGCCGATCTTGCGCGCCGAGGACGAAGAATTCCGCGAAGCCTACGACGGCGCCATCAAAGGCCTGTCCTACGAGCAAAAGCTGCTCGTGATGCGCGTCTTCCCCGTCACTTCCCGCATGACCACCAAGCAACTGACCAAGTACGCCGAAGCCGTCCGTGACGACTTTGCAAGCCGCGGCGTTCATCTGGAAGTGGAGGCAGCATGACCTGGAATTCCACCCTCAAGCGCAGCAAGTCTCTCCGGGCCAAGTCGGATCGCGGCCAAGGCCTCGGTCAGAAGGTTGCCGCTCACCTTGGTTTCCTGCGTCCGCTTGGCATGAAGGCCAGCACGGTAATGCGCTCAGAGAAACACCGCCGGAATGTGGCCAGCCTGGATTGCGTGATCTGCGGCGCCTTCGGGCCTTCCCAATGCGCTCATGCCAACTTCGGCAAGGGCCTGGCATTGAAGGCTTGCGACTCCCAGACGTTTGCAGCCTGCCCGCGTTGTCACCGTCTGCATGACAGCAGCGGTATCGCCAAAGAGGTTCGCCGCTGGCTGGAAGTTCAGTACGTGGACCGAACCCGCGCCGAATTGATTTCTCGCGGCCTGTGGCCTGACTCTGTTGAGCAAGCCTACAAGGTCGCCTATGAGCCGATGAAAAGGGCTGCAGCATGAACTTCTACAAGCACTACATCGGTGACTTCCAGCGCGACACCGGGCACTTGTCCCTGACGGAGCGCGGTGCCTACCTAGCGCTTATGCACCACTACTACGCGACTGAGGTCCCGTTGCCAAACGATCACGGCGCTCTGTGCCGCATCGCTGGCGCCTTCACTAAGGCAGAAAAGGACGCCGTGAAGGCTGTGGCGCGGTTCTTTACGGTGGTTGAGTCTGGCTTGATGCACAGCCGTATCGAGGCGGAGCTTGAAAAAGCTGGCAAGCAGGCGGACACGAATCGTCGCATCGCTCAGGAACGTGAGGCTAAACGCAAAGAGGCGAGATCGTCTAACGAAACTAGCACGAATCGTGCGACGAATCGTGGAACGAACGATCAACCTAACCAGACACCAGACACCAATAAAGAAAAACATTCGTCGGCTCACGCCGACCATGCCGACCGGTTTCAGGAGTTCTGGGACACCTGGCCAGTAACGCAGCGGAGAGCGGCGAAGGCTGAGTGTGCGAAGAAGTGGCGGCTGCGAAAACTCGACTCCGTTGCTGACCAGATTATTGCCCACGTGGCGGCGATGAAAGGCACGAAGCAGTGGCAGGACGGATTTGAGCCGGCCCCGTTGACCTACCTGAACCAGAAGCGCTGGGAGGACGGCGTGGTGGCGGACGGAGGTTCGCCTGAGCAACCGTGGGAGGGCGCGCTGTGATCGGCCACGAAACCCTGCTCGCGCTTCGGATGCGCGGTTATCGACCGGCTGCTGTCTTTGTCTGCCTGACCGAAGCCCGCGACTACACGGTTTTCAGCCACCCGGACATGATCATGTCGCTGGGTGGACTGCCCGAAATAGACGTTTTCCCGGATGACACCCTCAAGACCGTGGATCTACGGGTTCTTGCTGGGCTGAGTGTCCACCTTTCCGGTCCAGAGGGGCGCCACGTGAAAGCGCTCTTCAAGCGGATCCTCGATTTTTCCCCGGCTGACGTGACGGCTTGTGCCTTGGACTCAACCGGAATTCTTCGATACGAGAACGGCGAAATCCGCCGCTTGGAGGTTGCATGAACAACGTAGTCCAAATGATTACGCCTGACACGTTCGACTTCAAAGCCTACATGGCCGAGTCGGAGCCGCAGGCCAAGGTGATCAGCGCAGACACATGGACCGATGATCTGGTCGATTCAATCCGGAATGGAAATGTCGTGACTGGAGCGACGTTGCCGTGGGCCAAGACTCATGACCATCTGCGGTTTCGTCCGGGCGAGGTGACGGTGTGGCAGGGCATGAATGGCCACGGCAAGAGCCAACTCTTGGGGATGGCGTGTCTTGGTTTTGCCGCGGCTGGCGAGAAGTTGTGTATTGCGAGCTTCGAAATGAAGCCGCTGTCGACGCTGAAGCGGATGCTGCGCCAGGGTGCGATGAACGACCGCCCTAGTGAGGCAATGGCGCGCAAGTTCGGAGAATGGCTGAAGGGCAAGGTGTGGCTGTACGACCAGCAGGGCACTGTGAAGCCTGAAATGGTCTACGCAGTTATCAGGTACTGCGCGTCAAAACTCGGGATTAAGCACATCGTGATCGATAGCTTGATGAAGTGCGTGCGTGGCGAAGATGACTACAACGCGCAGAAAGACTTCGTAGACATGCTGACATCCCTAGCGCGGGATCACCAAGTCCATATCCACCTTGTGCATCACGTGCGCAAAGGCGAAAGCGAAGAAAAACCCCCTGGAAAGTTGGACGCCAAAGGCAGCGGCTCGATTTCTGACCAGGTGGACCAGTTCCTGACTGTGTGGCGGAACAAGGCGAAGGAGAAGGCGCTGGACCAATGCGCCCGGAGCGGCACACCAATGCCTGACAAGTTCGCCAATGCCCCTGACGCAATGCTGATTTGCGACAAGAACCGGCACGGCGAGTGGGAGGGAAGTATCGCGCTTTGGTTTCACCCCCAATCGCTGCAGTACGTGGCCGACAGCCGCTGCCAGCCCATCAACCTTATTGGGAGTTGATATGGCTCCAGTCAACATCACTCGACCCGCAATCTTGGCGGCGCTCGCCAATGGCGATATGAGCCTGGCGGAACTGGCAGACGAACTGGGTGCGGTCCCTTCCACGGTTCAGTACAACCTGCGCCGCCTGCTGGAGGCGGACGAGATCCACATCTGCGGATGGGGACTGCCGAAGCGCCAGGGTTTGCGGCATCCGTTCTACCGGCTTGGCTCAGGGAAGAACAGAGCGATGGGGCGCCAGACGCTTAAGGAACGCACAGCTCGTCAGTACTTGTGCTATCGCCGCAAGAGGGCGCTGGACGCTATGGCCGCCCAAATGGATAACCCGTTTCGGTCGCTGATAGTCCAGATGGGCGGACGATTGGAAAACACGGGCGCCGATTAGGCGGCCAGGGTCTAAGGGGCAAATCATGAAATTCTCAGGACAGGATAGGTACGGTCCGATGGTTATCAAGCACTTGCGTGACCACGGGCCAAAGACTGGACGCGAGTTGGCCGAAGAGCTTCACCTCGATGTGGGTCTGGCCAACAAGACGGTTTATCGCATGGAGGAAGCAGGGTTTGCCACACGCACTGGCGAGTTCAGAGGTGTAGGCAAGTACAGAGCGAATGTCTTCAGTTGGGTACCGATGCTGGATCTGGAAGTACCGGAGCGAGTCTTACGCGGCACGGAGCGCGATGCTCAGATGAAGGCTAATGAGCGATCTATCACGGCCTTGCGCTCGAGCTATGTGCCCGGTCTGTTCGATCCTTTCCGCGTTCTGCGAGCGCAGGTAGGGGGTGTGGCGTGAGTACACGGACATACCTATACCTGCAATTCCTGGGGGCCTTGTTGGCCGTCGCTGTCTTTGGGGAGGTCTGGTGGTCGGCCACGATACTTGCCACCCAGATTCTGATTTTCGGCGCGGCGGAAGTTTGCGATGCCATCAAGGAGGCTGGAAGGAAATGAACGTCCTTGAGCTTCCATTTCCGCCCAGCGTTAACACGTACTGGCGTCACCCGACCAAGGGAAAGCTGGCCGGTCGCCATTTGATCTCCGAGAAGGGGCGCGAGTACCGCCAGGCCGTAATCGATGAAGCCAGTCGGTACCAGCTAGCAAAACTGGCTGGAAGGCTGTCGGTCCACATCGACGCATTCCCGCCTGACAACCGGCGACGCGACTTGGACAACATGATGAAGGGCCTGCTTGACGGCCTGGTTCACGCCCAGGTCATCGAGGACGACAGCCAGATAGACAAGCTTTCCATTGAGCGCGGTGTGGTCTGCAAGGGTGGCCGGGTACGCGTTTTCATCAGCACACATGCAAAGGCAGAGGGGATTTGAAATGGCACTCCCGAGAAGCATTGAGGACGCGAACAAGCAAATGCGCACCGCGGCCCTTGAACGCCTGAAGACTGAATACGGCGTCATCCTGGACAAGACGGCTCGCCGGGCGGAAGGCATTGCTGCCGCCATTCGACAGATTGACCCGGGCCTGGACTCTGGCGACCCGATGGTGTTGATCCGGGCCTGGGTGGCAATCAAGCCGGCCGAAGTGGTGCCGGGGCGCCTGGCCTACGGAAGCGGTAAGCCATATTCGCTGGACAGCAGCATGCGTTACGCAAGAGACCGGTTGCAAAGCATGCGTATGCCCAGCCCGGTCAGCATGTCCAGCAAGGTCCAGTACAGCCCGGAGTTTGCGTAATGAAGTCCATCTTCCCTGTGTTGATCTCGCTCGTACTCGGCGCATCCCTTTGGCTTTGGCAGGTGGAGTCCTTAGCGTACGCCGAGAATTTGGTGGTGTTCTATGCCTCTGCATTGACCATCGCCGGGTTGCTTGTGCTGTCGGTGGCGCCTGCAAAGAAAAAAGGAGTTGAGCAGCCCCGTTGGGTGCGCGGCCTGACCAGACTCTCGAACATTGTCACAGTGATCGTTCTGGCGGCTAACGCGTACTTCTTCATTGCCGGCTTGTTTGCCTTTGTACTTCTGGTCTTCTACGCGCGAGACGAGGCCAGAAGAGAAGAATCGGCGGCATAGATGGCAGACCTAATGCGGTGGCAGATGGGAGACCCGGCCAAGGTCTGCGAGCGGATGCAGGAGATGCGCCGCAGACCGCCGAAGCCGCGGTTAACCCGGAAAGAGCTTGCAAGACAAGGATTGGAGCAGCTATTCAGCGAGGATCACATGACGAAAGACGAAAGCGAACAACTGGAAGAACTGCTCATGACCTGGTACCACTGGGCCAAGGCGCATCGGGAGCATTTGGGGCATAGACGAGTGGCGCCGGGATTCCAAGGCGTGTCCGACATGGACGCCTACGGGGATGACGACGACACCGACGCGAAGCTGAACCGGTATGTGGCGGAACAGGTGGACGTGTGCCTGAGTACGCTGCCGGTTGACCTGCGCGCCGCTGTCGGGGTCAGCATGCGCAACAAGGACGTGCCGAATCAGGTATTCCGCAACCCGCGGTGCAGCCTGGAGGAGCAGCAGCACCGGTACCAAGCAGCTAAGGAGCAACTGCTGCCCATGTTGCGCAAGCGAGACATGATAAAGGTGATTGCGTGAGGGGTTGCAATCTCTGACCTAGCTCACTATGCTCGGTATCCAAGTGGACGGCGCTCGTCCATAGGAAACGAAGCCTCGGCACCTGCCGGGGCTTTTTGCTTTGGAGCATCTGTGTTCATTACCAAGAAGCAGGCGCTGGCCGCAGGTATGACGCACCATGGCTCCATCTATGGCGTTCCGGCATGGGTGCGAGAGACGGACGATGGCGTAGATGGCGCCCCGAAGTTCGCGCCCGCAGTAGTGTGGTGCTGGCTCTGCGACAAAGTCTATGATCTGGCCACTTACTTCATGCCGGCCGATGCATTCATTGAGGCACCGCTGAGGGTTGGGCGCCCGATTCTAGAGGGCGAGAATTGAACCCGCCCGCATCGAAGGCCCCGCCACCACCACACGATTGGGATGGACCCAGGCCGTCCCAGCTTGACCGCATAGAAGCCAAGCTAGACGCTCTACTAGAAGCTCTGGCAGATGAAGGCGAAGAGATTGAGAGGCCGGAACTCACGCTGGATGGCGAGGCAGTAGGCGGCGAGCGGGACGATTCCCAGCCGCTATGAGCTACGGGAAGGGAAGAGGAGGACGGCCATGGCGCCGCCTTCGAGATCAGATCATGACCCGCGATGGGTACATGTGCCAGTGCGAGAACTGCAAGGGCGTGAAGCTCATCGCACACGAGGTAGATCACATCAGCAACAAGAGGGATGCAGCGGGCAATCTGAACGATGACCCGAGCAACCTTAGGGCGATGCACCGAGACTGCCACGCCGAGAAGACCAAGCGCGAGGCGAACCAGGGCCACAAGCCCAGGGCCGCAGTAGGGTTGGACGGGTGGCCGCAGGGGCATAGGGTGGGTCGGAAGTCTGGCCCCTTTTAGCTGGACACCGGCCGCTCAGCTCTTTTTTCATAAACGTCCAGAAAAAACGGGACACTGTAAGGATTGAAATGGGCACTCGGGGCCGTAAGTCGACGTCAGAAATGACCGTCGCGGCCCAAGTTGCGCCCGTGTTCAGCACGGACCGCCTACAAGCGCCGGTGCATATGACGGATGCAGAAAGGTCAGTGTGGCTGGAGGTGGTCAACGATCAGCCAGCCAACGCTTTCACCCCGACGCATTCGCCACTACTGGAGCAGTACTGCCGTCACGTGGTACAGGCTCGTTTGATCGCCGACGAGATCATGAGCTTTGACCGCGCTTGGTTGGCAGATGACGACGGGCTCAAGCGCTACAACCTTCTGTTGACGATGCAGGAGCGAGAAGGCCGGGCGGCGTCGTCCCTGGCCACGCGCTTGCGTATCACGCGGCAGGCTACGGCTGACCCAAAGACAGTCGGCCGGGCAAACAGCAGGCAAGGTAAGGCAAGGAAGCCGTGGGAACTGGTCGAAGACTGACCCGCGGCGAGCGCAACATAGCCTGGATCGAAGCGACTTGCCGGATCCCTGAAGGCAGGTTCGTCGGTAAGGCTGTCACGCTGACCAAGGCGCAAAAAGGCTGGATTCGCGCGATTTACGACACGCCGACGCGGATGTTCATCTTGTCGATGGCGCGCAAGAACGCGAAGACGGCTACCGCGGCGTTCCTCCTGCTACTGCATACGTGTGGACCTGAGGCACGGCCCAATAGCCAGCTGTACAGCGCGGCTCAGTCGAGGGAGCAGGCGGCCATCCTGTTTGCCTTGGCCGCCAAGGTGGTCCGCATGTCTCCTCAGCTGAGCGAGTATGTGGTGATCAGGGATACGGCGAAGCAGTTGTTTTGCCCCGAACTGGGGACACTCTACCGGGCGCTATCGGCGGAAGCCAGTACAGCATACGGGCTGTCTCCGGTGTTCACGGTACATGACGAGCTGGGCCAGGTTAAAGGGCCGCGCTCTGAGCTGTACGAAGCGCTGGAAACTGCATCGGCTGCTCAGGAGGCACCGCTGTCGATCATCATCAGCACCCAGGCGCCGACGGATGCGGACCTGTTGAGCTTGCTGATCGACGATGCCAGGACCGGGGCCGATCCTAGGAACAAGGTGGTGCTACATAGTGCGCCGCTCGATTCGGATCCTTTCAGCGAGGACACGATCCGGTTAGCGAACCCGCACTACGACGAGTTCATGAACAAGGAAGAAGTGCGGCGGCAGGCGGCGGATGCCAAGCGCATGCCAAGCCGGGAGGCTTCATACCGCAACCTTATTCTGAACCAGCGTGTGGAGGCGAGCAACCCGTTTATCTCCCGTACGGTCTGGGAGGAGAACGGCGCGCCGCCCGAGAGTTTGGAGGGCAAGGCGGTCTACGGCGGTCTGGACCTGTCCAGCGTGTCGGACCTGACTGCCCTGGTCCTTGTATCGGATGATGGCGACGTCGAGTCGACGTTCTGGCTGCCTAGCGAAGGGCTCGCCGAGAAAGCCCGGAACGACAGGGTGCCGTACGACGTCTGGGAAGACGAAGGTCTGTTGCAGACTACGCCCGGCAGGGCAATTGAATACGAGTACATCGCGCATTACCTGCGGGATGTCTTTGACAGGTATGAGATAAGGGCGCTTGCCTTTGACCGCTACAACATGCGGTTTCTCAAGCCGTGGCTGGAACGCGCAGGGTTCACCGAAGACGAGTTAGAAAGATTCGTGGAGTTTGGCCAGGGCTTCGTATCGATGAGCCCGGCCATCCGCGAACTGGAAGCCCGGCTGCTTGCGAAGAAGCTTAGGCACGGAAAGCATCCGGTGCTGACGATGTGCGCGGCAAACGCGGTGGCGGTCTCCGACCCTGCTGGCAACCGGAAATTCACCAAATCGAAAACGTCCGGCCGGATCGACGGCATGGTGGCGCTCGCCATGGCGGTGGGGGTCATGCCGAACGAGACGGAGGACGACGGCGATTTTGCCGACTTTATCAGGGACCCGATCATCGTATGAAAACCAAGGCAAAGCCCGGCCGAGTCAAGGCCGCGCTCTTGAACTGGCTCGGGGTCCCCATCAGCTTGACCGATGAGGCGTTCTGGTCGCAGTTCGGAGTGACTACGGCAGGGCAGCAAGTCAACGAAAGGACCATTCTGCAGTTGTCGGCCGTCTGGGCATGCGCCCGGTTGGTTTCCGAAACGATTTCGACGTTGCCCCTGGGCGTGTACGAGCGCACACCTAGCGGTCGTGTGCCGGCCGAACGGCATCCGCTTTACACCCTGATTCATTCCCGTCCCAGCGCGGATACGACCGCGACGGTGTATTGGGAGGCGAAGATCGTTTCCATGCTGCTGCGTGGCAATGGATTCTCGGAAAAAAAGTACATCGGGAACCGCCTGGTAGCGTTGGAGTTTCTGATCCCGTCTCGGCTCGCCATCTCGAGCGATTCGAACGGCAATCCTCGGTACCGCTACACAGAGAAGAACGGTAAGCAGAGAGAGATTCCCGCAAGTCGGATTTTCCGGATCCCGGGCTTCACTCTTGATGGGGATTGGGGGCTGAGCGCGATTGAGTATGGCGCCGGCGTCTTCGGTTCCGCGTTGGCCGCATCTACTGCGGCAAACAGCACCTTCGAGAAGGGCTTGGCGCCGACAGTGGCGTTCACAGTAGACCGAGTACTGAAGAAGGAGCAGCGCGAAGGGTTCCGAGAGACCGTCAAGAAAATTAGCGGAGCGCTTAACGCCGGCGAATCTCCAGTACTTGAAGCGGGCATGGATGCCAAAACTATCGGCATCAATCCGACCGACGCCCAATTGCTAGAGTCGCGAAACTTCAGCGTGGAGGAGATTTGCCGTTGGTTCCGCGTTCCGCCGCACATGGTCGGCCACACAGCCAATTCGACGAGCTGGGGAACAGGTATCGAGCAGCAGATGATCGGATTCCTGACGTTCACGCTTCGGCCCTGGCTGACCCGTATCGAGCAGGCGATCAACAAGGACCTTCTGTCCCCTGCCGACCAACTTCGTTACTACGCGGAATTCAGCGTCGAGGGCCTGTTGAGAGCGGATTCCGCCGGTCGCGCTGAGTACGAATCGAAGATGGTCAACAACGGAATTATGACCCGCGACGAGGTGCGCCGCCTTGAGAACCTGCCTCCGATGGGCGGGAATGCAGATGTGCTTACGGTACAGACCGCCCTTGTTCCGATAGATCAACTGGGCAGCGCCCAAACCGTCACCCAGGAGTAGACCTCATGCCCCGAAATCACCTTCCGGTAGCGCCGGAGGGGCGCCCCTGCGCGGGCGTCCGATACGACCTGTCGCCCAAGGCTCTGGACCGCTGGAACCCCGGCATCAAGGCCGCTTCAGACGAAGAAAACACGATCAGCGTTTTTGACGTTATCGGGCAGGATTACTGGACGGGTGAGGGCGTCACGGCAAAGCGGATCGCCGCCGCCCTGCGCTCGATGGATGGCAAGGACGTTACGGTCAACGTGAATTCGCCCGGGGGTGACATGTTCGAAGGCCTGGCGATTTACAACCTCCTTCGCCAGCACAAGGGCGACGTGACCGTGCGGGTGCTTGGCGTAGCGGCGTCGGCAGCCTCGATCATCGCCATGGCAGGTGACCGAGTTGAAGTCGCTCGCGCTGGCTTTCTGATGATTCACAACTGCTGGGTGATGGCGGTCGGGAACCGGCATGACTTCCGGGAAGTGGCAGACACGATGGAGCCGTTCGACCAAGCCATGGCCGACATCTACGCGGCTCGGACGGGCGACACGCTGGAGTCCATCCAGTCGTTGATGGACGCGGAAACGTGGATCGGTGGTACCGATGCCGTATCCCAAGGGTTTGCTGATTCCCTGCTTTCGTCCGACGAGATCGCACAAACCGAACAAACAGCGAGCGCCGCAGCCGTGCGGCGTATGGAAGCCGCGCTGCGTTCCTCGGGCATGCCCCGAAGCGAAGCTATGCGGCTTATCAGCGAATTCAAGACCAGCCTGCGTGATGCGGCTGGCGGCGGTGGGCGCGATGCCACCGAACGCGGCCTGAGCGAATCAGCCGCTTCTGAAGCAGCCGCACTCGCGGCATCCCTCATCAAATCCGTATAAGGAAACATCATGAGTCTCGAAAAAGACATTGAAACCATCACCGCAAGTCTGAAGCAGGTCAACGACCAACTGAAGACCAACGCGGAAGCTGCCCAGAAGGAGATCAAGGCTCACGCCCAGATGTCCGAAGAAACCAAGGCGAAGGTCGACCAACTGCTGGTCGCGCAAGGTGAGCTGCAAGCGCGTCTGCAAGCAGCGGAACAACTGGTCGTCAAGCTGCAAGACGGCGGCAGCGCTGCTCATCCCGCCTCGATGGGCGAAGAGTTCATCAAGGCGGACGGCTTCGAAGCGTTCGCGATGAAGGCCGCCGGTGGCATGAAGGGAAGCTTTTCCGTCCCCGTCAAAGCGGCCATCACCAGCCTCGACACTTCCGCTGGCGAACTGATCCAACCGACCCGCGTCGGTCTGATTCAGCCCGTTCAGCAGCGCCTGTTCCTGCGAGACCTGTTGTCGTGGGGCCGTACCAGCTCGAACAGTATCGAGTACGTGCGTGAGACGGGTTTCACCAACAACGCCAATGTGGTGTCGGAGAATCCCACCAATCCCAAGCCGGAATCGGACATCACGTTTGAACTGGACACGGATCCGGTCGCGACCATCGCTCACTGGGTGCGTGCCTCCCGCCAGGTCCTGTCCGACGCGGCCATGCTGGCCAGCTATATCGACGGGCGCCTGCGCTACGGTCTGAAGCTGAAGGAAGAAGCGCAGCTGCTCAAGGGTTCCGGTGTTGGCCTGAACCTGAACGGCATCTATACCCAGGCCACGAACTACGTCAATCCGGGCGTGACGGTCCAAGCGGAAACCGCTATCGACCGTCTGCGCCTGGCGTTGCTGCAGGTGACTCTGGCCGAGTTCGATGCAGACGGCATCGTCCTCAGCCCCATCGATTGGGCCGCTATCGAACTGACCAAGACCAC